CCTCAATCATCAACATTCCCGCACCATTTCCAATGGCTGCTCCTGCCGCCGCTCCAGCACCACCACCAAAATAACCACCAACCAAACCACCTAAGGCTTGCATGGCTCCACGCGCTGCCATCTTACTAAACTTCTGGACTGCTCCACCAGTTGTTGTAACAACAACATCCTTGACATTCTCCGCAGCCGTATCTGCAATTTGTCGAGCCAACGAAGTATTATGGTTAGTCTGTTGAACACCTTGATTCGCAATGGCTAAAGCGCCCAATTGCGTTGACAACAAAACAACTTCTGAATGCACAACAAATTCAAATTGATATGTTTGACTGACTGAATTAGGGGGAATAATAACTACCCACGCCTGAGCATCTGGTTGCGATCCTGAACCGGTCAAAGCCGCATGAAAATCAGTTGCACCTGAACCACGTCTATTCGCAACAACTGCGATATCCATGTCTTTAGTAGCACCTAAAACTTTAGTTCGAGGATCAGACAAATCAGGGGTGGAAGTGAAGGTGTCAGTAACACTAAAACGTTGCATTGGAACAACGTAAATCGAACCAGAAACATCCGTTGCTTTAGTGTTGTTACGAATAATCATACCAGCAGTAACCAAGCGACCTTCAACTCCATAGGTGGACGCCGCACCTGATCCAACAACAAACTGGGTTAAACTTGGAACAGTGAAGACACCTGCAACCGCGGTTGTTGAGGCATAACCATAAGTCCAATCAGGATAGAAAAACATGGCTACAGCTTGACTAGTATCAGTTGATAAAGTGGTTACAAATCTAGACGTAATTGGAACCGATGAATATCGTCCTTCACCACCAAGACGCGCGCCGTAAGCGTGGGGACAGAAGGGGTCCAATTGACCACAAACAATTTTATGCAAATCTGGATCTATACGCATCATTCTTCTATTGTTTGGACGATAACGACGACGAGATTTTCTTTTGTTGACTTTCTTTTTCTTTTTGGGAATCTTTTCCAATTTAGGCATTTTGCCTTGCATGCCAGTTTGAACCATTCCGGAAGGGGCGTTCTTAACGATGGCTTTTGAGGACATTATCGAAAGATATAAATTGGGAGAAGCAGTAAGCAAATGACGAAAATTAGGAACTCTAACACACTCAGAAGGAAACTTTGACAGAATTCTCCCCACGGTTCCATACAACAAATTAATCTCTGTACAATAAATCAGATCTAAAGCGCCCGACGACTTTAGGACTGCTAGACCATCATTTAACTCTGGATGATTATCAAAATTGTCAAAGAATGAGATCAAGTGAGCTACAGTCGGTTTTGGATGCAATGCCATGGTGGCAAGTCCTTTATCAAAACGACAAGCAATCGGGCGCTCACCTTTCTTCCAAAGAAACGAACAAAATTCAACTTCATCTCCAACCACGAGACCATCACGAATACGATAATTGCACATACAATAATAATCAGTAAGATCCAAACCACCACAGTTTTCAACTGTATCATCCCCATTGGCTTTACAAGTTCTATCAGCAAGACCAGCAAGTTTATGAACAACTCTGGATCGAATAATCGCAACTTCGGTATTACCCTTCGTCGTGACATATTCGCCAGTTGGCCTACACCCAGGATGCGTTTGTGAAAAACAACGCCCATCAGAAAGAATAAAAATCTTCCGCATTGAAACGATGGCTAGATTGTAAGCAATCAATCGCAACCTTTCATCTAGAGGAGTGGAATAACGACTAATCCGCCCCATGGTTACAACGATATTCTCGTGTTCTTCAATGGAATAATCATACTTAATGAAATCTTTCTTAAACTTCTTGTCCTCAAGACCTTCAAACAAAACGTAACTAGTGTCTTCGTCAAACGACAAACCCGACATAAATCCACCATTACCATAATGAAAAATATCTTGATCTAGGATCGCTCCAAACAAAACTCTTTGCATTATTTCATTAACAATGGTTGCCATCAAGATTAAACGAGTACTCTTAAGAAGCTTTCTAACTTCATTCTTGAGCAAAATCTGGCTTGGATCTATAAGGCCAACAGACACTAGATCGAGAGGAGAAAAATTTTCAAATGAATAGGAGGAAAAAGCATACATACGATAGAGAAACAACAAATAAATGTCACGCATGTTCTCATCCATGAATTGACCCTTGGTGCCGCAACTAAGACTGGCTGGATAACCAGGCGACGCACCACGTTTAACTCTAAGATACGCTACAACAAAAGAATACGTGGAAATTGCTGTGTCAAAACTCAACAACCAGTCAGGCAATTCCACTCTGTCTAAAGAATTAAAGAAGTCAATAGCTTCATCACGAAAAATCGAATGAACAAAAGAGGGTTGATACTCAAACGTTCCCATCGCCTCAACCAAATTATCAAACTCTATCTTCGCTGATCGTTCAGGAAGACAGAAACTTTCAAGAGAGGGACGAAGTAATTTGGCCAACTCAAAGGAATCCGTTGTTCTAGACGGTTTTTCCATTGGAAATGGAGGAGGAAGCGAAGCATGTTCATTCAAATGAGGAGAAACGGAAAGAATTGAAGGTCCAACACGGACGACAAAAGATTTTGGATGAATTAATTTTTGCGACAACGCCAGCCACATCCGACCGGCCTTGCTTAAAAATCCGAATCCGTCTCTTCATTGGCTTCATTAACTCCTCCTTCATTACCGGTTTTCATTGCTAACTCCTCAGCAAACTTAACGGACATATTGGATAAAGATGACGTCAAAACCTCAATTTCAGCCTGAGCAAGCGCCAATTCCGCCTGACGACGCTCTCTCTCTTCAGTTTTCGTTTTAACAATACCTTTAATTCTCTTTAAAATTCCAATTTCTTTTAACAAGAGCATTTTCGGATGCTCAGTAACTGGATACTTCTCTTTTTCATCTCGATGCAACTTAACGATTTGGTTTAATTTAATCTCCTTTCTCAATTCATCACGAACTAAGGTGAGATCCTTCAATTCTTGCTCTCGATTAATCGCTTTAATCGCCTTACTAGTTGGTGGTTTGACAATAGTTTTGTCATTTCTCTTAAGGGTTGTAAGAGCGATGACTCTCTTCTTTGCCGGTAATTTTGAGTAAATCTTAACAACTTCTGGAGTCAACGTCAACACCGCGCAAAGAAATTCAAATTTCTCCTTCAAATCACACAACTTAAACAGTTCAACCTCATCGTCATTGAGATAATCAGGAGGAGGAATCTCGTCCAAAACTGTTTCCGTCATTGACAATTCAGAACCCACTGGTTCACTTGAAAGGGTTAACCCTGGGTATTTGCTATTACGTTTGGACGTGAATCCTAAATACTCACCAACGGTCGTTCCAATGGCGGCGTCGAACCCGAGTTTCCCACCAGGATCTGCAACTTTATGCACGGTTTCATGGGAATCATATTCTTCATCGTCTTCTAAAAGGAAAACGTTATCATCATCGTAATAGAGTGCGTCAGCTCTATTTTCATGAAACATGAGGTTATTAATTTCTCTCGCATTTAACTCACGACCGGCTTCCCTCTCCATATCTGCTTTACGTTTCTCATAGTCAGCAGGAGACAAGCGCGTTTTACCTCTTTTTCGGAGATGTTGCTTTAAGGCCAAATTCATTCGTTGGCGACTTTTACCCTTGGCCAATTTGATTTCTTCCATTCCAGAGGAAGCAAACGCTTTCGTGAGCAATTCAAATTCGTAAACATCATTTGAGGGCCTGATATGAACGAATAACTGGGTTCCATCCTTAAGATAACCCTTAAATTGTAACACCAGTTTACCAGTCGAATCCAACACCGGTTGTCCGGAATCACCTTGAACAAATTTCGTTCCGGCAGTAAAATGATGATGATCAAAACGGCGAAACACGTACACACCAGATGTCGTGTAACCAACGAATTCTTCATAAACCGTTCCAGCAATTGGAACGCTCTTTTTACCAAGCTTATTAATAAGACTTGTTTCTACACACAACTTGATATAATCAGTTGAGCTGTATTCCGTAGAAACAGCAAAACCCGTTTGACCCCCGAAATCAAGTTGATAACCACCCGCAAAATACGGTTCAACACCGTCAAAGGCGTGAAGAGACGCACAAACCTCGTGCGCACCCGTGAACACGCCAATTGCCTTGGACTTCCCCGTGGAATACTTGAAGCTACACTCTCGCGCAAGTTCCAAAACACCAGAATCAACTGGCACTACAATGGACTCCATGAAGGACTTGGTCTTAGTGGACAATGGTGGAATCTCGTCATCGACTCCAACGCTGGCCACTGACACATTTCCTACGACGTCTTGTGATAGGTCGATGCCCTCCTTCAATTGCTGATTAATAATGCGACAAACCATGTCAACATCAACGCTTTCATGCTCAGCCCATAACATATTGTTGGGGACACCTCCAAAATTCATGATTTTGTTTTTAG